TTACACCAGTTGTAATCCATGCATCATTAGCTGAGTTTCTTATTTTTAATACGCTATTAGCTGTATCTACCCATAACTGATGTGCAAAAGTTGTACTAGGTGAAGTTGCACCGCTATTAGTTGTTGCAATAGCAGATAAAGCATTATTTAAGTCTGCTCTAAAGTCTGCACCTGATTGGTTTGCTAAATTATAATCGTGTTGTGCCATATTAAATCTCTTTGTTATATATTACCTTTACCATGTGCTAATCGCTACCCTTTTCCATGTATTTGTAGCAACACATACATAAATATAGTTTGAATCGTATACTATTGTTCCCGTTGTGCCTGTTGCACTAGCTGATGCAGGAGTTTGATTTTTAATTCTTATACTGCTTGTATTAGCATTTATAATTCCTTGTACTGATAAGGTTTCAATTACAGTAAGGTCACCATCTACATTAGTATCTCCAAATTCAGTATCGCCACCAGTTGCAGTTAAATTACCAATTACAGTTAAATTACCACCTACATCAGTTTTTGGTAAATCTACTGATGGTATACCTACTCCATCAGCAGCTTGAAATGTAAAAGTTGCTATAGTTCCTGATGCTAAAGAACCATCATCAGCATTACCCTTTATATAAAATATTGATTCAGCAGTTCCAACTGTATTATAAGAATTACTATAATCTGCTTCTAAACTAATTCTATCATCATAGCCAGTTCCTAAACTAACATCATCACCAAAAGAAAGTTTTACATAACTACCATTTTGGTCTTTAAATTGTATAAGAGTACCTGCACTTCCTTGAATTCTTAAATTTATATCATCATCACCTGAAGTACCTAATGACCAGTAATTATCGCCATTAGAATTCCATACAAATCTATCTTCTAAGTCTAATCTACCATTAATTTGAAACCAGTTACCTGAATAACCAGTTATAGTTCCATAATCAATAATGTTTGAAAGTGTTTCACTTCCAATTTCTACCTCAGTAGTTTTTACTGGGTCATCTGCAATAGTAAAAGTACCTGTAGTTGCATCTGATTCTATGCCTAGACCATTTATAGAAGTCACAGAATAGTTATAGTTACTTCCTTTAGGTACAAAAGATAAATCAGCAGAATTAGTATCTACTATCTTGCTTATAACTGCATTAGATGAACTATCAGTTACATCTACTCTAAATTCTTTTACTGGAAAGTCTGTAGGCTCTGTCCAAGACAAGGTAGGTCTACTAATTGATGATGCATCAGTATCAGTAAAAGTTACATTCTCAGGTGCTGCTAATGCACCTGCTGTTGGTAAATTAACTGGGTCTGCCGTTTCTTCTTGTGTTGGTACATCCCATGTATAAATATCTAAATACTCAATCATAGAAACACTTACCAAACCATTTGATTGTAATTCAAGAGCTTCAATTCTAAATAAATCAGAATCAAAACCTAAACCTGCATATGTTAAATCAACAATATCTCCTACATTTAATTTATACATTTCAGGAGTTCCTAAGAACTGTACTGTCTTTTGGTTTCTGCTTCTACCTAAAATAGCCTTTGCCATATTACTAGCTATATAAGGGTCTGTTATATATGGAAACTCTGCTTTTACTTCCAGTATTTCTCCATCATCAGAATAATAATTAGGCGTAGCATCATGTAATTCTGTAACTGTATCTAGTTCGTATTTTAAGTTTGCATTAAAAAACTCTACGATAACTTTATTTGCTTTTTTGTCTTTATTACCATAATCAACTGATATACCTGATTCAGCAATAATATGATTGTCTGTAATGCTAAATGTAGAAGTACCAGTATCTTCAATTTGTAATTCATATTTTCCATTAATATAAGTAAAGATACCTCGCATATTTGCAAGAAGTTCTTTAGCGTTATCCATGACATTTTTATTAGTATCTACATAACCATTACAATGAAATCTTTTTACTTGTGTAAATATAGAACCAGTTTCATCGTCATAATCACTTCCAATATCATCATCAATAATAATTTCATTAACTCTATCTTCATCATAAAACTCATCACTTCTAAATGAATTAATGTTTTCTGCATCTACAATAAGTGTGCCACCCGAATCTTTAATGCTTATAACTTCGTCTACTTTGTTTTGAAAAGCATCGCCATAAGTATTAATTTGTACTCTATTTGTGCCTGAAGTAGCACTCCAAGTTACGTTTTGATAGCTACTGCCATAAAAAGGTTGATTTTGTAATACATCGCATTTATCAGCAGCAGTTTCAAATGTGGACATATTAATATCTGCTGTTGCTAAACCCTTACCATATTCATCATTTTGTATGTAATCTAAAAAGCATAATGCAGCATTACTAGACCATGCAGTAGTGGTAGTTCTAGGGTCATAAACTTTTTTACCTTTTACCTGTACTGTAATTTGTGGAACACCTTTATACATTCCTTTTTTATCATAATCAAAAGCAGCAGCTATGTAGCAAATACCATTTAGCTTGTGATTGGTTGACCATGCTTCAGGAATAGATGCTCTAAGCATAGGGTCTGCTGTCTGACTTGTTGCACCATGATGTAAGTTAAAAACAAAAGAATATCTTAGTGTTGGGTCTGTACCTAAATTTCCTGCACTAGAATATTGCACGTCACCTACTTGACTGGCTGTATTTAAAGAACCTGCACCTGAGCCTATTTTATCTGACCCAACATAACCACCACCTTTGTATATTTTGCCATCTAAAATAGAATTACCATCTATCTCAATAGTTCTACCTAATATCTCTTCACATTCACCCACAGCTAATGCATAAACTACAAACAAGTCTTTTGACCTATTAAACTTAGTATCCATGTAAACTACTTGTGCACCTACTCTTCTAGTTCCATAGATGACTGGTATCTTACCACCAGCAGCAGTTTTGTTAGCCATTATGTCTTGACCTTTAGCTAACATTTGTCGTGCTTGTAAGTAGCCTTTTACTCCTACTGCTGCAGTTACTGCTGAAAATACATAACTTATTTTTTGTAAAGTATCAGCAGCTTTCCATGCTTTAGCTATAGCTGCACCTATTTTTGCAAAAAATTTAAACATCTATGAACCCCACCTTACATCAGATTTGGTTTGTGTAGCATATTCTAAACCTCTATCACCCGAATATACTGATTGTTGTGATTCATCTGAATAATGTCTACCTTTAGTTAAATTCCAATTTGCCCAATGACTTGCTACTGTCATGGTTAAAATAGAATTTTCTATATTTTCTTGTATTGATACATTTCTTATATTGCCAGTAAAGTAATTTACTGCACCGACTAAATCTTCATTAACATCAAAATAGGCTAAATATATTTCTACCTTTTTATTGTTAAAAGAACCATCTTGCACCAATGACCTTACTTGGTCAGTTACATTTGAAAAACCTAAAGAAATTTCATTAACTTCTAATTGACCTGTTTCTGTTGTTGAGTCTACAGATAGAAAAGAACCACCTGCTTCATAAGATTCTGAGTTATAAGTAACATCTCTATAAAAATCTGTAAGCCTAATTACTGTAGAAAGATTAAGCTCTACTAAAAAAGCTATCTTAGTTTGTTGTGCTGATACTTGAGTTTGTAGGTCAGTAGATAGACTTCTTGGCATTACTCAATAACCTCTCTAACATCAAATGAAATACTGTAAAAACCATTTGCATCTGTTGAATACATTATTTCATCATTTTCAAGATAAACCTTAAAAAGAGGTTTATTAACAGTTACAGCTTCATTATCCGCTAGAGCAGATACTAGGTTAGGTAAGATATTAACAGTTGCAGCACCACCTGATGCAGTTACTTCGTCTTGCACCATATATACTTTTGAATGACTTGCAAATTGTATTAAATCACCTGCTCTTAATGCATGATTGGTATGTGAAAAACCATCCATAGGTATTGCACTTGTTCCAACTGTTTGTGCACCATTTACTAAAATATCAGTTTCAGTATGGCTGTTACCTTTGTTATTTAAAGGTGCAGTTATGTCAAAGTTTTCATAGCCGCCTTTTTGTTTAGATAAAAATGCAAATATTTCTTGTGCTTTTAATTGGTCAACTGGTGGCATTTGAACTGTAAAAGAAAAGTATTGTGCACCTATTTGTCTTGCTGATTTTTTTCCTGATAGTGTTTGATTTAATAATATAGGTCTATTGTCTTTAAATTGTAAAGCTCTAAAATTTGGGTCTGTTGGAAAAGTTCCTGACATTATACTATCCCCATTTTGCCTTGATTATTCATGGCATTGTTTATTATTTGTGTTATTAATCCTTTTCTTGATGCAAGTAATTGGTCAAATCCTGCTGCATCTACTGTTGATATGTTGAAGTTTACTGTAGCACCCATGCCTTGACCTTTTGTATGGTCAATAACTGTTTCATTAGGATGTAATATTGCTGGAAATCCACCTCTACCATCTATACCACCTGCTCTTGCACCCATTCCAGTATAGCCACCACCATCCATGCTCATAATATTATCAGCTGCATTAGCATATCTATTATAATAATCTTTTATATTCTCTCCACCTATAATTTTTCTGAATGGGTCAACTAACTTAGATATAATCATTTGCTGAATAGCAACTCTTATCAATTGTTCTACAACATATGTTGCAAAATCTTTAAAAGCTAATTTTCCTGTTTTCAAGCCATCAACAATAGAATCTTCAAATTTTTTCATTGAATTTACTGCGACATTATTTAATTGGTCATTTGTATCCGTTATGCTATCTTTAAAAACAGCTAGTTTATCTTGAATATCTACAAATGATGTAGCAGTATTATTATTTGAATCGCTTAAATTATTATTGCTACCAATCAATTCATCAATTAAATCTTTATAACCTCTAACTATATCTGCTGTATCTTCCGCTTTTTCACCATAATTAGTTGTTGTATTTGTTAAAATTCGAATTTGTTTATCATTAGAATCAATGCTGTATTTTAGACCATCAATTACGCCACTAAAATCACCAAACCATTTTGGTAAACCATCTAATACACCTATTAAAACTGAATTTATAGTATTACCAAATTCTAAGAAAGATATTTGTGCATCACGAATACTTTTCATAAATGAATCAGCAAAATGACCTATGCTGACTATAGTATTAGCTATAAAATCTAAAACAGATTTCGCAATATTCGCTGCTAATATATCCATACCACCAGCATCATCTATCATTTCTTGTATTTTTTTGGCTATAAATTTTTGTGCTTTTTCAAATACTGGTAAAAATGATGTTGCAACACTATTAACAAAAGAACCTATCTGCATTTTAATTACACCAACAGCATCATTAAATGCTTCAGTTCTTCTTATAACATTTTCAGATAAAACTATACCTAAATCTTTTGCTCTTTTTATGAAATTTACAAGACCTTTTTCAGATAAATCATTTATAGCACCTGTTAATACAATACCTTGCCTACCAAATAAATTAGCTAAAGCAGTAGCCTTTGCTGTTTGGTCGCTTAATCCTGCTATACCATCTGCTGTTTCATCTAGTATTTGGTCAAATGATTTCATTGAGCCATCTGCATTTCTTATATTTACACCTAAATCTTTAAATATATCTGCTTGTGTTTTTAATCCTCTTTGAGCATCACCAACACTTCTAGCAAATTTAATTAATGCAGTATTAGCACCCTCAACAGTTGTACCTGATTCTCTTGCTGCTAAGTGAAATGCTTGTAAGGTATCAGTAGCTATACCAGTTTGAGTAGAAGTTTTGCCTATAGCATCAATAGCTTGAAATGATTTATCAACAATTAAAGCTAATGCACCTGCGGTAGCTGTAGCAGCTAAACCAACACCTGCAATACCTTTTGTCGCACCAGCGGCAGCACCACCAACACCTTTAAGACCTTTTGTAACCTTATCAAAAGCTGCTTTAGTTTTGTCTACTGCGGTTAATTCAAACTTTACTTTTTTATTTGCCATTATTTCGTTTCTCTTCTACTAACTCTAAGTAAGCTATCCATCCTTGATATTCTTGGATACTAATTTGTTGCAACTCTTGTAAAGTTTTGCCCAATTTTTCTGCTAATGCGTATTGCAGATATAAATTAGTATCCTCTGTTAGTTTTTTTTGACATTCTCTATAGGCTCTTGACCCATTATTTTTTGAGCTATGTCCACTAATATCTCTCTATCTACTTGATTCAATAGGGCATTTTTATCACCTAAATCAAATAGCTTGTCTCCATTTTCGTCTAGTGCCTTATAAATTAATACATAAGCCATCATCGTTAAATCATCTTCTTTACTCATTTTATAAAGTTTAGAAGTTTCAGCTAACGTTAATGGCTTACTATATATTTTTAAAGGTTTATCTTCATCACCCCATTCAGGCACTTCGATTACTCTTACATCTTGCTCTGCAAAATGTTTTTTAGCATTTTCTATTGCTTTCATCTTATTATGCTGTTGATAAAGCTAAATCTGATTTACCTTGTACTGAGATTGATGCTTCCACCATTCCATCAAATGATGCAGAAATACTTAATCCAGTTACAATAGCTGTACCTGAATAATATTTAGCACCTGTTGTAGTACCCTCAGGATAAAATTTAATAGTAACTTCACTTCCAACTGCAAGTGCTATTTGAGCAGTATCTTCTTCATCCCAAAATACATCTAAACTTCCTGAGAAAGAAGTCAATGATGTTTGGTAATCTCTAAAAGAATCACCCATAGTGGTTACTTCAATAGTATCCATAGTTTCTTCAACAGAATAAGACTTAATCTCAGCTACCGCATCTGTACCTACATGCACAGTACCTTCGCTTCCTTTATGTATCGCCATTTTCTTTTACCTCGTCTTTCGACCTTTTCTTAGAAGAAGATTTAATTTTTTCTTGCGAATGGACTGCTTCCTCTTTCCAACCCATTTCCTTTAATGACTCAACCTTTGATGGATGAGCTATTATAGAACTTTTACCATTTGGACTAATTAATTTCATAATTATCTCCTATTATACTGCTACATCAGGATTGGTTTCCTGCACATAGTAGTTAGTTAAAAAGGTTAGAGAAACATATCCTAGAGGTTTCTCTCCTTCTGCATTAAATTCTATTTCAGTTGATTCTAAATATGTATCTTTAGCCAAACCATCTAAGGTTCTATCAGCAGCTATTGCTTCTTCAACTTCTTTACTTATTGTATCAATAGTATCATCAAAGTTGCTAGTAGCTTTTGCATATCCTTCTACTACTACAGATAATTCTCTGCTCATAACCCTATCAGTACCTATAACTATAGGCTCAGATGTTTCTGATTTAGTATAAATAACTAAAGCTGGTAGTTTTGTATTTTCTATTGGATATACTCTTGATTCATAAACATTAGAACCAGTTGTTGTTAAACCTGTTAGGGTAGTACCAAAATATTCTCTTATTTGTTGTCTAATATGATTTGCCACTATATTTCCTCTAACATAAGAACAGTAAATCCTGTTCTATCTTTTTGCACATTCACTATTGTATAGTTTTGTGCTGCTTTTAGTATATTACCATTGGTATCTTTGACTGCACTAGCATTAAGTGTATCGCCATAAGATACATTAGGTATATCAACACTTCTGCAATAAGCTATAGGTTTTAAGGCTTCAACACCAGTACCTAAATCTTGCTCTACATACTCATTATTTAAAATAATCTTTATAGTCGTAGATACACCACTTCTTGTATAAACAGCAGTAATTCCATGCCCAAAATCACTATCTAAGTAACCTAGCATATCTTCTTCAGTTTCAAGCATAAATTGAGACATTATTCTTCCTCTAACACTAATGAAACTAAACCTGTATTATCAGGCTCTACTGTTTGTACTGTAAAAAATGTTTGTGGAACTAAAGTATTACCTTTATTTGTAGTAATTTCATAAACTAAAACTCTATCACCTTGCGATATATTAGGTGCATCAGTTGCTTTAATTACTGCTCTTGGCTGAAAACCATCTACTGGTACTGTTCCACCTTCAATACTAAAATACTCTTGGTCTATTATTAAATTAATAGGATAAGAGTCACCTGCATCAATATCATACCAAGTATCAATCAATCTAGTTCTTGAATCCCAAAGATTGCTTTGAACCTCAATAAATACTCCGTTGACACCATGACCTGTCGTAGCATCAACATAAGAATTAAAGTCTAAAGCACTCTCTAAAGGCATTATTTTTTAGTTCTTTTCTTTGTAGGTTTAGTATCAGATTTTTCTAATCCAACACTTCTATCCACTTTTTTTGCTTTAGGTTTTTCTACATGAGGTGTAGCTTTACCATAAGCACATAATTCGTGACCAACATCTTCAGGTAATTCTACAACATCACCTGCATGAACTTTTTGTCCTTTAGCTACTGTATCACTTGTAATTAAAAATTTTTTCATATTTAAGTTGGGGGTATTGCTACCCCCATTCCATTTCATCATTGATTATTAGTCGCTTGATTTACAGAAAGAAACCGCATGTCTTACAGCTACATCAACAGTTTGTAGAGCAACAATTCTTACTCCACCTGATGTGCTTAAAGCATATGGGTCTACAGTAATATCAAGACCACCATACATACCAATAAGTAAGTCAGCAAAATTACCAAAGTAGAAATCACCTGAAGTTACTTGGTTGCTTCTGATTACATTGTAACCATTCATTGAACCATCAGGAGATACTACGAATTGAGCAGTATTTGTTGCTTTCTCAGTAGTTTTTAGTGTTCCATAATCAGCAGGTCTACAGATATAAGATAAAGAACCTGTTAGGGCATTATCATTAGCAACAGCAGATTCCATAGCTACAATCTCAGCCCATGTTGGGTTAGCAGCAGCAAATGTTGTTGTGTTGATACCTGAAGTGTTAGCAATACCAGTAGGTTGCCCACTTGAACCTGAACCAGCTAAAGCACCTAAATCTATAGATGTAGCAATAGCTTGTGTTAAGTCATCTCTGATTAAGTTTTCAACATCTAATGAAGATTGTTGTAATAATAATCTAGTAGCATCTGTAAATGCACCCACTACTTTAGGTGACATAGTTACTGAACCTGAAGTAAATTCTGATTCAGAAGCAGCATTACCTTCTGTAGCAATCCAACCGCCACTTGCACCAGCAGTTTTCTTAGGAATTACAACATTACCTTGTAATCCTCTTAGCATTGTTGCACCAGCAGCCATTACTGAAGAGCTATTTCTAAGAACGTCAATGAAATCTCCGCCCTTGTAATCTTCAGCAATAAGTGTTGAGTCATCAGAAGAGTTAATATCTCTTTTCCAATTTCTTAACACGTCAGCAGGTAACATAATGCCTTGTGCATCTTTACCATATTCTCTAGCAGCAGCTTCAGAACATTCAAATTCGAATTCTGCTTCTGCTTGAGCTTTTCTATCAGCAGGATTAGCTAAAGCTCTAATAGCTTTTACTAAGCTGAATCTTTTTACTTCTTCTTTAGTCATGCCGATTTCAGAAGGAGTTTCTAAAGGAGTATTGTTAGAAATATTATCTAGTAATACACCTCTAAATTCTTCTACTGAGATACCATCAGCAATAGCTTTATCAGCTAAATCTCTTTTGTTGTGTCTAACTGCTAAGTCAATAATCTCTTTTGAGTTTCTTTTGAACTCAGCTTTAGCTTCTTCAACAGATTGAGCTTTAACTTCATCGATATTAATTTTATCGTTTTCCATTGTTTTTACCTCAATTTTATTATGTTGTTTATCTTTAGAACGACCAACTCCAACAAGCCTACTTTGGTCAGCAGGAACAGACACACTAGATACTTCCATAGGTGTCCATTGAGCCTTGTAATAGACTTTATCTTTGTTACTCATTCTGTTTAGTTTATCAATTCTGTAACCGACAGAAATATTCATTCTAATTCCATCTTTTACATCTTCAAAAACTTCACGAGCTAAAGCAGATTTACCAAATCTAACTACAGCAGTTGTCCTTTTTGCTGTCTCATCAAGTTTAAATTCTTCTACCACACCTATTTGTTTTTCCATGTCATGGTCTAACAATAATGGTGCTCTTCCTGACCCTATAAACTCCATGTTTATATCGTCAGCAGAATGTCCTAACACTTCCATGCCAAAACTTCTTTCAACTGGTTCTTCAGAAGAAACACCAACTCTAACTCTTCTATTTTCCTCATCTATGTATTCAGATTTAGATAAATCAATAGTTCTATACTTCATTGGCATATCTACTACTTTTCTATCTTCTTCTTCATCATGGTAAGGTCTTTGAGAGTCAGTAGCTTCCATTTCTACTGCTTCACCTTCTTGTTCAACATCCTCATGCTTCTCAAATTCAACAATAACAGTATTGTCTGTTTCAGTAACATTGAGGATATGTCTATTTTCTTTATTTTCCATAGATTTCTCCTCTTTATTCTTTGTGGATAAAGGATGTTTTTCTGATTCTTGCGAATCAAAACTTTTTTCATTTTTCATTTGTTCTACTAATCTTCTTGACCAAGAAAAACCTGCATCGCCACCCCATAATGCCCATGCGATTCTTCCATTTGAAGGGTAGCCATCTTCACCTGCACTAAACCCTTCAGCTTGTTTATCAACTTCATGTCTGCTAAAAAAACTATACATCCTTTTAACAGTATCATCTGATAAATTTTCACCAGCTACAATTTGTCTTGCTCTTACAGCACCTACTCTAGTACCGCCACGACCAAATTCTTCTCGCCAGTCTAAACCCTTTTGAGCTTCTACTCTCATACCTTCGTTTGGTCTAGGCATCTTCTTCTTGCTCTCCACCAGCAATATTAGCTTCTACTGGTAATTTCTGACCAAATGGTTGATAAGCTAATTCAATACCATATTGTTTAGCTAATTCTATTTCTTTTTGATGTTGCTCAAATAGTTCCTCTGTATCTCTACCATAAGCTGCACTAATATCTGAATAGGTAATAGTTCCATTTTGTAATCCCAAAACATTTGATTGCATTTCTTTTAAAGGGTCAATCCAAGCAAAACTCCTTGGTATATAGTTGATTGCATTTGCAAACTTATCAAATTTACTTATTGGTAAGTTTATATATCCTGAAGAAATAGCCATTTCCAACCATGCTTTAAATATAGGGTTTACAAAATGTTCTATAACAAATTGTTGATATAGTTGATACATGCTTCTATCTTCTAAAGCACCTTGTCTTATTGAAGAATAATTTACAGATGTTAAGTCATTTGATAAAGCATGGTAAGAAATATTTAATCCTGATGCGATACTTCTAAGTACACTTGTTGTAAATGGTTCAAATGCTGATGTTGGATGTGTTGGGTCAAATGCTTTAAAGTCCATACCTTCAGGTAATTGCTCAAAGACACCAGCTTGTGCGTTCATTGATGGCGAAAAAGTATCTTCATATTCACCATCACCCACATATCCATCACCATCAGGACTTGTAAAGAATCCCATTTTAGATGCACCAACTCTTGCTGCTACTATTTCAGCTTCTAAATAACCATTTAACATTTTTACATTAGCCATAGCAGTTGCAACTAAAGAAACACCTCTTGTTTGTTCTGCTCTTGTTGGCATATATGCATGTATTATTTCACTTGCTGGTACTCTTATGTGTTGATTATGTGATGCATATGTTCTTTCATATGGGTGTTCTTTATAAAGGTGATATGCAACTGGTTTATCATTCTTATCAACCTCAACACCCATTTTAATTTTGTTGCCAGTTGCTTTATAAATATCGTTTTTATTTTCGTCTAAATGGTCTGCTTCTAAAAACTGTAATTGAAAACCAAATGGTGAATCACTATTTTTCACTTTTCTTATTAATACTTCGCCATCCCTTGCTAATGATTCAATAAATATCTTTTGACAGTCTAAAAATGACATTCTTTCATTGGTCGTGCAATTTCCTAACTGACACCATTCTTTCCAAGCTCTTTCAATAAGTATGTTTGCACCTATATCTAATGTGCCATTTTCATTTCTTGCTTTAGAAGATACTCTGATACCATGCTTTCCAATAACATTAGATACCATTAGGTTTAAATATCTTGCAATATAGCTATCATTTCTTGCTAATTCTCTAGCTCTATCTCTGAGAACTCTTATATTTTCTTTTATTTCTGCATCAGCAGAAGTTGAAGATGTTATAAAGTCTGCAAATAATCTACCTGTATTTGCACCAGCATAGCTTCTTCTATATGCTTTTCGCTTTTTTTGTTTTGGAGTATCTCCACCAAATATTCTGTTATACCATGCCATTATGCGTTTTTACCAAAATTGACTTTAATAGTATTACCTGAACCTCTACCATTTTTAATTCTTGCTTGTTTTACTTCTTTTAAGTATTCAGCTTTATATCTTGCTCTAAATGTTAACAAATCATCAATAGACATTCTTGATAATGACCTACCAGCTATAGACATAGATGATTGGTCAATGTTTGCTCTATTTTCAATAACAGCTTCAATAGCATCAAGCACAATCTTTGCATGACTTCTTACTGAAGTGCTTGTAGTAGCGTAATTGTCTTGTATTTCTACAAAACCTTCTGACAATTTGATTCTAGCTGAATCAGATGACCTAGTTATGTAAGAAACCCAATTATAATTACCTTTTGTATAAGATGTAGTGTCAGAAACCTCAATTAAGTATTCATCATTGGATTCTGTAGCATTTAAAGTAAAGTTAGATGCAGTTGAGCCATCAACCAAGTTAAATTCATAGCTTAATGCATAAGATGCTGTTGGATAATCTGTTGATAAGTTGTCTTTTTTCCAAGCCCAATAGTCTCCTAGCTGTAATTCAGTAGGTACTTCTGTAGGGTAATTAGCTGAATCAAATAAGTTGCTCAAGTATATACCTCATAAAAATTAGATTAATCTAACTTTTACATTATGATTCATAGCCTAAAAGTCAATATTTGCTAGTCAATTATTTCCAATTTGTAGCAAAATTACCTCTATTTATAGATATTTTGCCAGTTTTTTTAGGTTTTTCTCTTGGTTTTGTGTCTTGGTTGATAATTTTTGCTTCAACAACATCAAAATTAGGGTTGAGTATATAAATAGCAGCAAAGTTATAAACAAGGGTATCTAGTGCTTCATTTCTTGGTCTTATTTGTTTCCAAACTAAGGATTTTTTACCTCTTACAAACTTTGTTACTCTTTTTTCTGCTGTTAGCTGTTTGAAGTATTCCTCATCTAAGTCTAAACAAAAATGTAAGGTAGAATCTTCAGGTTCACAAGATAATCTAGCAAATATAGCTTCTTTTGCTGAATCTGTACCAACACCATATAGTACAGCTTTGTTTTTTCCTACAAATGTAGGTCTATTAGCTATTGGTTTACCAGCTTGTGACAAACCTTTGATTGCAAATATTCTTCTTGATTGTCTTGGCTTAGTAAAATGATAAACCATATTAGTATGATGACCACCTGAGTCAATAGTACAACAAGATATAGGTATCATTCTTTCTGATTCAGTTTTAAATCGCTTTTTTAAATATGCATCTAAATCTGACCAAACATTTTGTGCATTAGGGTCACCCCAAAATATCTTATAGTCTATAACCCATGCTTCATATTGTTTACCCCATCCAACAGTTTGCACTTCAATCCTGTCTTTTTGCACATCGCAACCAGCAGTAATAATTAATACATCTTCAGGTATTGTTGTATGGTCATAATTTAACCTTCTTTCTAGTAATGATTCGTATTCAACTGCATCACCTTGTTCTTCCCATGATTCACCAAGAGCAGTATTAATCCAAGTCTTTAGCATTTCAGGTTGTTTTTTAGCTTCAAGAAAGTTTTTAGCCATATCTGACCACTTAGACCAAACAGAATAAAGCTCTGATATATGAAATCCTGCTGTATTAGAGGATTCTGCTGTTGGAGTCCATCTTCCATGTTTTAACATCCATTGTTTTTTAGATTCATCTATTACAGAACCACAATCTTCACATGCATATGATGCTGTTTCAGGTTTATCATCATCCCAAACTACATTCTTCCATTTAAGAACTTGATAATGGTTACATTCAGGACATGGCACTTCGTAATATCTTTTATCTGATTCTTCAAATGCTGTTTCTATAGCGGAAAGTCCTTTTATGGTTGGTGTAGAGCATAAGAATATTTTTCTATTGCTAAATGTTTTAGTTCTAGCTATTGCTAGAGATACTGGACTACCTTCAGCACCAGCAGATGCTTCATATCTATCAACTTCATCCATAAGCAATATTCTTATTGGTCTTGATGCTAACCCTGATGCGGAGTTAGAGCCAACAATAGATATATGACCACCAGCAAACTTTTTGTGCATAGTTGTATTGCCACTATCCCTACTTCTTGCATCTTTTACACAATCTCTAATCTTATCTGTATCTCTAATCATAGCTGCTAATCTATCTTTACTAAAAGACTGACCCATTTGTAATGTTGGTTGCACACACATCATTGGTGAAGGGTCTTGGTCTATATAGTAGCCAATAGCATTTAATAGGATTTCAGTTTTACCGACTTGTGAACTTGTCATTACAACTATTCTTTCTATGTTAGGTTCATTGAAAGCATCCATGATTTCTTTTTGATATGGTGCTCTTGATGTTCGCCATTGACCAGCTTCAGCAGATGATTCAGGTGACAATCTCCTGTAGGTATCCGCCCAATCGCTAATCTTCAGTTTTGGCGGTGGTGTCCACGTCTGATTCGTCTGTTGAATCAGTTTTTCTATATTTTTGAGGTATTCCATCTTCTGCTAATTCACTTAGTGCTTCATGCACTTGTTCTTTTATTAATTCTTCTACTTCAGAATATTTATCTAAGGTTAAAACTTGATGTGCTATTCGTGAAGGTAGTCCTAATAACTTTGCTCTAGCGTTAGATACATAATCAACCCATGTATCAGCTACTAATTGTGCTGGTATTAAGCTCTTTTCTAACTCTTCTACTTCTAGTTCTGCTTTTCTAGCTTGTGCAGCAGTAAGTTTGGTTTTTTCTTCTGCAATATCGCCAGTTCCAGTCCTTTTGTTATATCCACCTAGCTTTCTAAGGTAAGAAATGTATGCAATCCTACAAACATCAGTATTTAGCGGACTTCTACCTTTTTTTGAGGGTAGTATTCCATCTCTAATGAGTTCTGATACTCTTTTGACCGATAAGTCCAAATGGTCTGCAATATCTCTTTGTGTAGCCATACAATGCGTTATTTACCTAATTCTATTTTGACTGTCGCTAAAAAAATACTAAACTGTCCAATTACC